AGGTAGTTTTCTTGAAAGATTATATTGGACTACTATTATGCATTTGTTACTTATTTTACTAATAGTAATTACTTACGCTTTTATAAAATATTGGTAATGGAGCAGTACGTAATACTTTACTGGCTATCAAACGGAAAACCTGATAGAATGATAGTAAGTGCAGAAAACAAAGCAGAAGCATTGAAAGAAGCAGATAAGCATCCAAGCATTATATACTATTGTGATACTATGGACAACTGGATTCAGTTCTGCGAAGATAGACGAGGGAATTATAAATAAGGGTAAAACCTTAAAAAATTAAACATAAAAACAAGGTAACTATGAAAGCATACATTGAAAAATACGGAGTTAAACACTCAATAGAAACAGATTGCGATGATGAAGATGTGTTTGAATTTACACGTAACATTTACAACTTGATGTTAACGGCTGGATATTCTAAAGATAACATTATTGAAGGCTTACAAGATATTGTTAACGATAATTAAACAACAAGAACAATGAACACTAAACAAAAAAAAGACTTAGATTTAACATTAGCGTTAACTTTACAGATGCAGTCAATACTTCACACGTTAGACGAACTATCACACGAAGTAATCTACAAGCGTGAATTTAAACAACGATGTGAAAACTTTTACACGTGGGTTGAAAAGATAGTTGAGAATGTAAGCGAACAACTACCAGAAGATACTGCTCAACAATGGGTTGAAATTGTTAATGAAATTGATAAAATTGTTCAAAAGATTCAATTGTTTGAAGATGAAAAGTAGTTAGTATATTGTATATTTGTAAAAGTTCGTGCCGGAACGTGAAAAAATTTAGTTTAGCTCTTATCCGATAGGTCGGCACAACCTTGACGATAGGGGCTTTTTTATTTAAAGGTTACTCGTTATCCTAAAACGTTTATTAAATTATGGCAAATGTCAAATTAGTATTTTGTGGAGATGATGCTACAAAACAAACAAGAAAAGAAATGCAAGTTTATATGAATCAATTACGTAAGATTTTTATTGGAATTGATGATGTACACGAACGTTCAAATGGTTGGGACAATTTACAATATATTGTTTTAGACAAAGAAACTGCTATCAAGTTTTCAAGAGAGTTACGTAAACAAATTGCTTTAATTGATTGATATGAGCGGTTGGATAAAAATTCATAGACAAATAAAAGACCATTGGTTATATACTGAAAAAAGAAAGTTTAGCAAGTATGAAGCGTGGAATGATATTTTACTTTCTGTTAACTATGCAGATGCAACGACTATTATAAAAGGTAAGTTGTATAAAATTAAAAAAGGAGAAAGCATTTTGTCTTTAGATTCTTGGTCTAAAAGATGGAATTGGGATAAATCTTCAGTACGTAGGTTTTTAAGTTTGTTACAAAAAGATGGAATGATTGTTTTGAAAAGCGACACCATAACGACACACTTAACTATCTGTAAATGGGATGAATACCAAGTTGAAAGAAACGCAGATGCAACGCAAACGAAACACAAACGAAACGCACGTGAAACACAAACGACACCAATTAAAGAAGAAGAAGAAATAAAAGAAGAAAAAGAAGTGTTATTAGACGAGTGGATTTCATATAGAAAACAGATTAAAAAAACTTTGACTTCTGCATCTATTGAAAAATTAAAAAACGAAATGACTTTGTATTCTAATGAAAAGTGTAAGTTTGTAATCAATACTTCTATAAGCAACGGATGGCAAGGTTTGTTTTGGGATAAGTACACAGAACAACCTAAACAACAAAAAAAAGAATTTGTGTTTAGAAATGGCGAAGGAATGACTCAAGAAGAATTGAATCAGTACGCAAAAGATTTAGTAGCATATAGACTTACTCAAATAGCAGAAAATGAATAACGTATTCGAATACCAAGAAATAGAACACTCCATATTTGAGCATTATAAAAGCGGTGGCGGTAAAACTTTTTATTTAGGGTTTCCAAACTTAGCAAAGCATTACTCAATAATGGAAGGAAGTAGAACAGATTGGACAGGTTATCCTGGAAGCGGTAAGACAGAACTACTGCTTGAATGTTTAGTTAATACTTCTGAATGGTACGGACATAAACACTTAATACATATGCCAGACGCTGGAAGCACATCCGAAGTGATTGCTAAGATAATGCATAAAATGAGTGGTAAGCAGTTCAAAGAATTCTACTACAATGCACAAGGCGAAAAGGTTAAGATTGAAAACAGACTTAGCGAATTAGAAATAACACGTTTACTACCTAAAGTATTGGATAAGTTTATAATTTACAAGCCACAAGGCAAAGCAAGTAAAGCAATAACACCAAAAGAACTATGGCAATTCGGTGCGGATAACAAAAAAGAGTTAAATTTGTTCTCAGTAGTTATTGATAGTTGGAACTATATGAAGCACGAAGTAACAAGCGGAATGAGGTACGACCAATATTTAGAAGATGTGTTGAGTTTTGGTAATGATTTATGCGAATCAAGTAAGTTGCATTTTCATACTATTATACATCCTAAAAGTCCAGTTAAGATTAATGGAAAAGCACAAATACCAGATATGCACGAATTAAAAGGTGGTTCTGAATGGGGGAATAATGGTAAAAGCATTATAATTGTACACCGAGATTTTGATTCAGTAGTTACAGAGATAAAAGTTAACAAAGCAAAGCCAGAAGTTATTGGAGTTCGTGGAGTAACGAGTTTGATGTACAACGTAAAGACTGGAAAATTCAACGAAGATGGCAACATAGCAAAACCATTGAAAGAAACGCATACACAAATAGCAATAGTGCCAAATAATTCATTTGATAATTTACCATTTTGAAACAGATAGCAATAATAGAAGCATCCATAACATTTGAATCGTTAACGCAGTCTTTACAGATTTCAATAGACGACATCAAAAAAAAGAATGCACATCGTACAGATTTAATTGAGTCAATGCAAAAGCACTTTGATTTTCTGCAAGACGCACGAACTACTTTTAACATTTTAGTCGATGAAAACAAACAATACCAAACTTTATTATACGCAGAACATAAAAAAGTAATGGAGTTGACAAGAGAAGTAGAGCAGTTGAAAAAGATAAATAATAACTTAACGAATGGAATATGAGTAAAATTATAATTGATGTAAGAGATAATATAGATTATTTAGTAGCAATTGAAAGAATACAACACGTTATTTCAGAAGGTAGAGTAAGTAAAAATAACACGTTATATTGTTTTCACACAAGATGGAAAGATGGAATTTGTGTAAGTGTTAGAGAATACAGAAAAAATGATTGTTTTGTAATTTATAAAAGCAAAAGATGAAAACTAACTACGATAAAAAATGCAAGGAATGTGAAACGATATTCACACCATATCGAACAACGGATAAACTTTGTTTTGTATGCACTAAAACACGTCAAGCAATAAAGAACCTTGAAAAGATAAAGAAAGTGCGTAAGAAAGCGTTAAAAGATAGTATTATGACGTTACAAGACTACTTTAAGATAGCACAACAACACTTTAACAGATATATTAACTTAAGAGATAAGGGAAATGTATGTATATCGTGCCAAAAAAGAATAAACGGAGTAACACACGCATCGCATTACTATTCTGCTGGTACGCATACAAACGTAAGATTTGACGAAAACAACGTTCACTCAAGTTGCTACAAGTGTAATGTACAATTATCTGGAAATCTAATTGAATACGGAATACACTTAGAGAATAAGATAGGAGCAGATGAGTTTACTATGCTACGTGAACGTGCATACGTTACAAGAAAGTACACAAAGGATGAGTTAAAAGAACTTGCAGAGTATTATAAACAAAAATGTAAAGAATTATGAGTGCAGTAGATTATTTATTTGAGCAACTATGGGAGTTACCAAAAGACAAGTTAACTTGGTATGCAGTTTTAAAAGAAGCAAAAGCAAAATACGATGAAGAAATTATTGATGCTTACTGCAAAGGTTCACAAGATTTGCCATTAGATGAAGAAACTTATTAACAAAATGTTTCGTTTATAATAAAAAATATTATAATTGCAAACAAAAACGAATGAAGTTATTAGATGAGGTAGCAAAGCATCACAAGGAATGGGTAGATGTAGTTCGTTCATTTGGCGAGGAGTTCTATACTGAAGACATCGTACAAGAAATGTACCTACGGATAAACAAGTACACCACTTACGATAAGATTGTAAAGCGTGGAACACTAAACAAAGGCTACATATACTTCGTACTGCGTAACTTATTTCTTAACTACGTGCAACTAAAATCACGTTTCGAGGTTGTTAGAATAGATGATAACTTTGATATTTCGCACGATTCATACATAGAGTTTGAGAATAGAATAGAAAACGAGATAGCATCTTGGCATTACTACGATGAGATACTATTTAATTTATACATTGATTCAGGTATGTCTATTCGTAAGTTAGCAAAAGAAACACGCATAAGTGAAAAAAGTATATTCGTAACATTAAAGAAGTGTAAAAATAAATTAAAGAAATATGACAACAAGTAGAAAACCAAGAACACGTAAACCAAAGTCTCAAGGATTGGGAGATACAGTAGAGAAAGTATTACAAGCTACAGGAATAGATAAGTTAGCTAAATTTGTATTAGGAGAGGATTGTAATTGCGAGGAACGTAAACAAAAACTAAACCATTTGTTCCCTTACATTAAACCTGAATGTTTAACAGAGGATGAATACAACTTTCTTACTGAGTGGTTTGCAGTAAATCGTAACAGCGTTAAACCATCAGAGCAACGAGAAATACTTAAAATTTATAATCGCACTTTCAAACAGAACCAAGAACCTACCAGTTGTGCAACTTGTTTAGCTGAAATCATAAATAAATTAAAAAAAATTCACGAAAACTATTTGAATTAAAATATTTGTTTATATTTGTACCAGTTATTAACATTTAAACGCACGAATTATGAAAAAATTATTATTAGTATTAGCATTAGGAGTAGTAGTAGCATCTTGCAAGAAAGAAGATATAGCACCTAACACAGAATGTACATCTTTAAAAGCAATGAAGCATCAAGTATTCTTGAATGATAAATGGTATTACACAGGACCAGTAGACACTATCGGTTATTCAGTTTGTTCAGATACAACAGACTGGGAAGAATATAGTCAAGGTATCTACTTAATGCGTAAAGCAAAAAAGAAAATTTAATTAATTAATTTTTATTAATTGTGGATAAAAGAAAGAATAACGGAGGGCATTCAACAAAAGGTGCAGCAGGTCGAAAGCCAATACACCAAGAATTAAAAGGTGTAGATTTAGCGTCTCCTTATGTGGAAGAATCTTTTTTAACTATTGCTAAAATAATGAAGGATGTTAAATCTAATTCAAGAGATAGGATAGCAGCAGCTAAATTACTAATTGAGTATGGATGTGGTAAGCCTAAAGAAACGATTGAGCAAACAACAAGCATAAGCAGTATAAACATTAAAGACTTATTCTCAATTGATAAAATTAAATAGTAAGTATAATTACTTAGGTAGTGATTCTCGTTACTTCATTGTAACAGGTGGGCGTGGTAGTTCTAAATCTTTTAGTGTTACCACGTTTCTGCTTTTATTAACTCAGGAAGCGAACCACGTAATATTGTTTACACGTTATACATTAGTTTCGGCAAACATATCTATTATACCAGAGTTTATTGAAAAGATTGAAATGATGGATATGCAGTCTGATTTCACAATAACTAAAGACGAGATTATAAATATACGTACAGGTTCTAAGATTATCTTTAAAGGAATTAAAACAAGTAGCGGAACACAAACGGCTAACTTAAAATCTTTGCAAGGTGTAACTACTTGGGTACTTGACGAAGCAGAAGAATTAACAGATGAGGATGTATTCGATAAAATTGATTTATCTATACGACACAAGACAAAGCAGAACCGTGTTATCTTAATACTTAACCCAACTACGAAAGAACACTTCATATATAACAAGTTCTTTGAATCGAAAGGAGTTGAAGCAGGGCAAACATTAATTAACGGAGATTGCACCTACATACATACAACGTACTTAGATAACATAAACAACCTATCGCCATCGTTTATTGAGCAGGTAGAAGAAATAAAGCAACGTAGACCAGAGAAATACAAGCACACAATATTAGGTGGTTGGTTAAACAAAGCAGAGGGTGTTATCTTTAACAATTGGAGCATAGGAGAATTTAAAGAGGTGGGTGTTTCTGTATTCGGGCAAGATTACGGATTTAGTAACGACCCTACTACATTAGTTGAAACAAACATAGACTTAAACAATAAGATTATCTATCTACGTTTGCACTACTACAAGCAAGGGTTAACCACATCACAAATAGCACAACTAAATAAACAATTTGCAAAGGATAGATTGATAGTAGCAGATAGCGCAGAGCCACGTTTAATAAACGAGATTAAACATTTAGGTTGTAATGTAGTTCCTGCAATTAAAGGAGCGGACTCAGTTGTATATGGTATTAGTTTATTATCGGACTACGATTTAATAGTAGATGCTGAATCAATTGATTTACATAAAGAGTTTAACAACTATTCGTGGCTTGAAAAAAAATCAAATACGCCAATAGATAAATTTAACCACGCAATTGATGCTATTAGATATGCAGTATCTTATCAATTAGTTAACCCTAACAAAGGCAAATATAATATACGATGAATAACATAGACGTGCAAGAATACATACGTGTAGTTGAGGATTACATATGGGAAAAGAAACAACGAAAAGTTAAAATAGTATTCGATAATCCTATGATGATGCACCGACACTTTCAAATGTTATGTATGGCTTACGATTATATACAACAAAATAAACATAAATAGGTTATATTAATATGAAAGCTACAATAAAAGTTCCAAGTACATTGGAAGAAATTACCGTTAAGCAATATAGCGAGTTTGTTAAAATACAATCGAATAACCAAGACGATGAGTTTATTGCTATGAAAATGGTATCTATATTTTGCAATATGGAGCTATCGGAAGTAAGCAAGATTTCTTATTCTTCAATCATTGACGTAGTCCAGCACTTAAATAATTTGTTTGCTGCAAAGCACGAGTTTGTTAAAAGGTTTACATTAGGCGGTGTAGAGTTTGGTTTTATTCCGAACTTAGAAGATATATCATTTGGCGAGTACGTAGATTTAGAAGCTAACTTATCTTCATACGATACAATGAATAAAGCAATGGCAGTAATGTACAGACCAATAGTCAGAGAGCAAAAGAACAGATACGATATACAGCAATACGAATCAAGCGCAAACTTTGCAGAGGTTATGGAGTTTGCTCCAGTATCAATTGCACTTGCAGCACAGGTTTTTTTTTGGAATTTAGGAAAAGAATTACTACAAGCTACGTTGGATTATTTGGAGAAAACGATGAGCAAGAAGCAGAAGATAGCTTTAGCGAAACAACTCAATTTGGAAAGCGGTGGGGATGGTATAGCAGCATATATGCACTCGCTCAAGGAGACGTTACACGATTCGATGCAGTTACCAGACAACCACTTACTAAATGTTTAACGCTGCTTACATTTGAAAAGGAGAAGCAAGAAATAGAACAAAGAAAAATTGAAAAAATAATGAAACGATGAAAGGATTTTACAACTTAATAGACACAATCAAGGCAGAACTTGAAACGATACCATTTGTTAACACGGTAACGCAAGGCGATATATACGATGTGGATTTAGCCAAACAGACTATATTTCCTTTATCGCATATTATCGTTAACAACGCAACGTTTGAGAATAACCAAACACGTTTTAATGTTTCTATTGTAGCAATGGATATAGTAGATATAAACAAAGAAGATGCGCCTACTGAATACATAGGTAACGATAACGTGCAAGACGTTTTAAATCAGCAATTGATAGTTTGCCAACGTGTATATGAATCTGCAAAGCGTGGAGACTTATTTGATAATTTATATCAAGTAGATGGAACAGCAACGTGTGAACCATTTACAGAACGATTTGAAAACTTTTTAGCAGGTTGGACTATGACCTTTGATGTGTTAGTACCTAACGAATC